TCAGGAGGGGCATCCCCAGTAACTCGATATGTCCCATCACCCTGCAATGCGGCTGTTGCATTAATATCAATGTACCACTTCGTTCCGTCATTGTAAACAATTACGGTATTTGTGATATGGGAATACACCAATGTCCCAGCGGACTCGACCCCTGCACCGTTTCCCTTGCCAAGTAGGTTGTACTCGCCATTAACAGTAGAAGCATCAAGTAAACCAACAGCACCAGAGGCATTAGTCATCTTTAGGTTAATCGCAACTAGGTCACGCTCCTCTGATGGTACTAAGTAACGAGGCCATATTGGACTCTCGTCAAACGCCTCCTGGAACCTGCGGTTGATTAACCTTGATACAAGGTTCTGTTCTCCTTGGGAATCCGATAGCTCGCCCCCAGTTCCTACCATTGCGGAGATTAACTTGAATAGGTCACTATATAGGCGAGTCTGCATTAGATTTTATTCGGACTAAGTTCTGGGAACTTCTTGTTGTAGTACTTTAAAAATTCTTTAGAATGCACAGTCTCTTGACCGTACTTCTTTACTAAACGAAAATACTCACGGGCAGGTATAGTAGCTACTGGCTTACCTAGCGTTGGGTGAGTAGTTCCTCTTAATTCTGAGGCTTCTTTTTGAGCCTGCTTAACACGGGCTTCCTGAGTCTCTAGCTCAAGTTTAAGACCGCTCTGGATCTCGTGCATAAATGCAGCATCCAGCTCTCCATCTGTGTATGCCTTCTCAGGCAACTTAGTAATAATATCCATAAAAGAAAGGGAGGGGGCCAAGCGGCCCCCGTCCCTGAATGAATTAACCTAAGCGAACTAAGGCAAAGCTAACTTTAACCTCACCTGCTGTTGCGTCTGCAAGACCGTCGCCAGTAGCGATCAGATCCAAGTCAATCGTGTCAGCAGCAGTGTACAGCTTGAAGTTAGATGTAGTACCGTCGACAAGATCACCGCTGTTGTAGTCAAAGGTGTCTCCACCAGTGAATACATTCATCAGGTCAATGTAGCCGTCAGCATCAGCATCGTCACCCACATCCAAAGTAACCGCAGAAAGCGATCCTCCAGAGAATGGAGTAACAACTTGAACACCAACACCAATAACAGCAGTTCCAGCAGGAATACTGTAGCTGATTGTTTCGGTTCCAGCAGATGTACCAGTGAAGTCGCCTGGCTTCAGAACGATCTCGTCAGAAAACCCACCCTGTGGGAACTCGTTGATAGTTAAACGTGACATATTATTATATCTCCTTTGTTAGGGGTTAGCTGATTGCTTGGATGTAACCGTGAGCACCTGGGTGGTATACACCGAGGGTCAGAGCACAGTCAACGAATCCACGCTCACCGCCACCAAGATTTGGAAGGCGAGTGCTTCCCATTGGGATCAGTTCGTGAACACCATAGTATTCTGGGTTCACAACATAACCAGCACCATTTGCAATACCGCCAGTAACAGCAGGCATACAGTCAGGGTTACCGTTAACGATGGAAACGACACCGTGGTCGGACTCATACAGGTCAACAGAGAGCTTGATGCTACCGCTGTTTCCGTCATAGTTCACACTACGAACATTGTCAGTAGCGGAGGCAGTTGTACGAGCGAAGTCAGCAATCTCCGAACGAAGAGCTGTATCAGCGATCAACATAAGGTTGTTGCTTGATCCAGTTACACGGAAGATAGATGAGATGATTGTGTTAAGGACATCCTCGGTGAAAGCGGTTCCAGTAGGATTGATGCTTCCAGCAGGAGTACGGAACGCAGCAGGTACGTCAGCAGGTCCAGCGGAATCAATCCAGTCACCAAGTCCACGAAGTTGGTTAGCTGTACCAGCACCGTCCTCAGTAGCTTTGTCCTGAGTACCGCAGAGAGTAGCCTCAACGTCACGTTTCAGTTCACGGATAGCTTTGGCTTCAGCCTGAGCAATCTTAGCAGGACCTACGGAATCAACAGCCTCTTGGAGGTCGGATACCATATAGTCACGGCGGAACTTTTGGATGCGGTTACCAAGGCGAGCACGTCCAGCGAACTGGTCCGTGAAAGCAGTAACGTCAGCACCTTCGCTGATACCAGCAGTATTAGGAGCAGATAGTGAGTCAACGGTCCACTCTACGTTAGTAGCGGAAGCACGTTCTTTGTTTGCAGAAGAAAGGACAGGAGTCTCTTCAGGAGCGAGGATGGTCAAGACATCAGTCAAGTCCTCACGATTGGAGACACCAGATCCTGTATTAGTTGTATCGAATGTATTTGAGAATGCCATTTTAAATAATGGTTAAATAATTAATGAGTATTAGGTCCTTGCGGACATTTTAAGTTTGCGAAGTGCGGCGAAATCACGAGCGTTACCCGTTTGTTTAAACCTAGCCTCTAGCTCTTTGAGGGCTTTGGCTGTCCTTCCTGCTGCTTTCTCTGGCTGTGCGGATGAAGGTGTAGAAGTCTTAGGCGGATTCAACTTAGGACTTGATTTCGTCTCTTGCACGGGCTTGCGTCCGTATATGCTATTAGTAGCATGAGCGAACCAGTAATCAAGTTGAGCCGCTACATCTGGTGCTTCTCGCTTCACGACTTCTTTGAGTCTTTTGAAACGTTCATCGCCCACGGTGGCTTCGTACTGCTTTCTTAGGTCATTGTCCTCTCCTTCTAACCAATTAAGTTCATCCTTGGCTCGTTTTGAAAACGCTTCATTTAATTGTTCGCCTTCAATCTGTGCCTGAACTTTGGAAAGCTGGTCAGGTAAAAAAGTTTTCTGTGCCTTTCTGGCCTGAACCAGAGCTTTACGCACATCCTTCTTTGTCCATTCCTTGCCTTCCATTTCGGTAACGACATCATCAGCGGAGTACCCATCACTCTCAAAAATAATATCCTCTGCCCACTCAATAATCTGATCAACCTCTTTTGATTTCTCTTGTAATTTCTCTACGGAATCAAGATTGCCATAAGGGTTGTTCTCGACCTTGCGTGTCTCAAGGGGATTCTTTTTGTTCATCTGGGACTCTAGCTGGGCCAGTCGTTCCTCGGCAGCTTTACGCTTTGCAGTCAATTCACCGAATCGAGCAACAGCACGGCTTCCGAGTTTATCGGCTAACTCCCTAAGATCCTCATCGGACATATCGTCCAGATCCAACTGTGAAAGAACGTCTGGAGATTTGGATTCCTCAGCGGCTTCCTCGGTGGATTCTTCTGATTCCTCCTCAACGGATTCCTCTGATACCTCCTCGGTTACCTCCTCAGTTTCCTCTGCTTCTGGTTCCTCTTTGGATTCCTCCTGTGGAGTCATCTGTCCGAGTCGCCTTAAAGCGAGTTCCCCAACGGATATATTTGTGTTGTCCGCTGAATTTGTATCTGCCTCAGCGTCAGCAGTATTGATTTCGTCTGTCATAATTTTCCACTCATTACGCCGAGCGATGGCGATAACAGAAGTATAACATATACATTACATTGTTTCACGGAACCTTGCTTGGAGGAACTTGAAGTCCGCCATTTGAAGGATCTGATCGTATGTAATTATTCTTCCTGAAAGCTGTTGCAGCTGCTCCGTTGGGGCCTCGTGCATCTCTGCTATAGTCTCCTCTCGGAGATCGTGTATCATATTTATAAACCGTGCGAACTGTTCGTAGCTCTGCAATGCCTTTATATCATCCTGTATGTTCATAAATTATCTAGCTGCGGATCGCATAAGGCTTACGGTTCTAGGACCACGGGTCTTGACCTGCTTGTACCAATTGCTGTCAACCATCTCATCAGCAGCCTTGTTGTAATCATTTTGCATCAATGCCTTACGCATCTCCTTGAACTTGTTTAGCTTAGTCAGCCCAAGGTTGAATGCCATATCAACAATTGCTTTCTTGACTGGCTCTGGTCTGCTTTGGAAGTTCGGGTCGAACTTAGCCGCATCGGAGAATGCCTGCGTTAGGCTATGGTTGTACAGCCTGAGTACGTCTTGATCCTTGAGTTTTTTGCCAGCGAAGATCTCATCGATATCCAAGCCAAGGTCCTTGACGACCTTCTTGTTTGATGCGTCCTCAAGGTTGAACCCGATGCCGATAGTACGATTCCCTTTTGTGTCCTCGTACACGGACTCCTTTATACCCTCGTTCTCCTTGAACATACTGAGGTAGTCCTGTGCCCGCATTTCCTTAGCACGGCGAATCGCCTGCTGTCCTGGTGTAAGATTATCTGCCATAATAAATAAGCCTAGATATAGTAATATGTACTTATAGATTCTGTGTTTCAATATCTCCCATCTGTGCGGGTGCTGTACCTACACGGCCAATCTGAGCATTCTGTGCCTGTTGCATCTGGAATGTGTACTGACCAGCGTACTTTTGCAATCTAGCATTGAACGCCTCGTCAGTCTGTACACGCTGTGCAACATCGGGCTGCTGTGTGTACTGCTGTATTACTTGGATTGCAATCTGTGCTCCAGCTGGTCTAGCAGGTACTTCAATCCCCGAATAGATTTTAGCAAGATCGTCAGTAACATTTTTAACCATTTCTTGCTGAGCGGTTTCAACAGGTTGTAGAACTGCGTCAGCCATAACTGGGTCAATTTCAGCAGCCGCAATGTCGAGGAGGCTATCCACGTTAAGGCGGTTATTAGCATTGAGCTGATTGAGCTGAACGAACTGCTGGAGCTTGTTTTTGACGGTATCGGGGTCCGTGTTTTGGACATCGAAGTTAATAAGTATATCAAAGTTTTCATCAGGATTTCCTTTGTTGAATTGAATCGGGTCAGGTGTACCAGTTACACGGAAGAAGACCTCATCGGGTCCGAAGCGTTGGAAGCAGCGGTAAGCCATACGAAGTACCTCGGCTGTATGGCTAAGGAACTTGTCAACTAAGAACTGCTGTCGAATCTGGGATATCTGTGAACCCTCATCCAAGCCAACCAGTCTATCAGCCTGTGATAGCTGTGTCTGCTCCATCTCAACGGAGCCTGAGTTATATGAAGGCGTTGGAGCGAAGTCCAAGTCGCCCTTACGGCGATACGGAATCATCCGACCAGGACCCCAATCAGTTGGAGCCTGTCCCACGGGGTGCAGTATCGGGGGAAGTGTCGCTAGGCTATTTCTATCGATGCGTGAATCCCGTTCAACTTTTACCTGATTCTGGATTCCCCGAAGGACAGACGGAATTGTATTTGTATCATATAGACGTTTGCTGTCCTCTGATAACTTGGTTACGACAACTGGGTAGTCCTCGTATCCATTCAAAAGCTCGAACTTAGCGTACCCCTGTGTTATCTCGTTTCCGCTGAAGTCACGGTGGAATACTGTGCAGTATATGCCCTCTGAGCCGTCCTCTTGGTCAATGAGACGCTGGTATGCGTATGTAATCTCAATGAGTTCTTCTGCCTCGTATGCGTTATCCGTTAGGCTAATTGAACGGCGACCTTCTTGCTCACGCTCGATGCTGTCAATATTTACGCCACGGAAGTGCTGTATAATGTAATCAACGAAGTCCTCGTCCCAGCCCTCAGTAACTACCTTGTTCTCTAGCTCCTGCGGAGTATAGTAAGTCCGCCAGAAACAGTAAGGTGCTCGCTGTGGGTCAGTAACATATGGAGGGAAGAAGAAGTCCCCATCGGGTGCTAGGGTCTTTACCTCAGGTGCATTGATCTGTCTGCGTACGATTGGCAGTTCACTCTCTCCGTCCTTGCGTAGTTCCTTGAGTGCCTTCTTTGCACGTTTCTCTGTTGTCCCCTCGAAAGTAGCTTGTAGCAGGACTATTAAGTCTTCGTCACTTTTACCCTCCTGGATTGCTAATGCAACCTCAGGACTAATCTGTGCAATTTGATTTATATCCAGTTTCTGAAGAAACCTTCTATCCTCACGTTGCCAACCAACGTAAGTAATCAATATGCCCCGCTCAAGCAAATAGTTCGCACCGAGTTCCATCTCTCGGTAGAATCGTGGAATATATCCCGAGGATACCATCCACTTCAAAAATCCAGATACCAGCTTGCTCCGTGCAATGTCAGAACTCTCCACAGGGAAGGCACGAACATTTGCCCGCTTGAGTGCGGACATAAAGAGGGAGACAAGTCTCGTTATACGTTCGTCAATGACATGGCATTCTATATCGGATGCACCCTCCCAAGGGAATGCGTCAGCACCATGCTTGCGGTGGTCACGGCTCTTGCCAGGCCACCAGTTTCGTCTATCATCATATGATGTACGGCAAAGGTCAAAATACGCTTCAAGCTCCGTTACGGTTTGATCGTATGCGAATCGTAATGTTTTGATATCGGGTTCTTGACCTAAGTACGTCAAGGACTCAGAAATTGTATCATTCTGCATTTTCTGAATTTAGTCTATTTTGGATGGAATGTAATAATCGAATAGTATGACTCGATGATACGCCTATTGTATCACATAGCTCCTCATTTGTCATCGGAACCCCAGTCTCGTGCAAAACGAACCTGCGAAGTATCTCCCATGAGATAAAACGATCAGTCTGTTCCCTGCACCAGGACCTATCGAGGGTTATGTCTTTTGGGCTTTGCATATCTGTATGATGTTCCATTTGTATCGGTGATTGCTTCGATAAGTATCTTCTTACCTAGCAACGTCCCAGCTAGTCTCCGTGGAATCATAACTGGGACCTTCTTCTTAATATCTCTAAGATATACATATACAAACCTAGGATTCGGACATTCGGATTTTACAATCTCGCTGTAATACTTAGGGGTAATCTCATCAATCATCAAAGAACGTGACAGTATCTCCTGACCCTCTTCATCGATCCATGTATTCTTGCCCTTGCCCGAGACATGTTCCTCTGGTAGTTTTTCGGATACCATTGTCATAGCTTCCTCGAACGATACCTCATAATCCTCTGATATTTGTGTTAATCTTTTCTTCGGCATTTAATATCCTCCTCTTTCTCTCATTGTTGTGTGCATCTCCTGTGATGCGAAGTAATCAGGGCCATAGCCCCCGTTTGACATTCTAAGATAACGAATGACATCAAAAAAGTCCTTCAGGGCTTCGTCCGATTTGCCCTGTGAGTTATAGTTAATGATACTATCAATCAAGTTCCCGCAGTCCTCGTGCACATAGCATCGGGGTCGATTGGCTTCATCGATCTCGTAATTCGGGTTATAGAAGAACCACTCGTCAAGTGCGGTAGCACCAATCTGCTCAGTCTGACCATCGGAGGCAATGAAGCTAAGACCGTAGTCATAGAACTTAGTAAAGAGGTCAACATTGTTCTCGTTCTCCTTTGCGAAGAAACGTGAATCCCCGATTCTCTCCATTACCTCAATGCCGAGGTCCTTTTCTATTTCC